AGCGAACTCCGCTTGAGGCAGGTCACGGTTTGCGAGGAGATTGACTACCTCGGCCCCCGACAGGGGGTGCTACTTGTCACGTAGAGCACGGCGTTAGGTGTTAGCCGGCAGCGATGCTGGCGTTCCGCACGGGGAGGGGCATCCGCCTCAAGGAGGTGGCGCCCTATCTGCTTCAGCAGGCGCGGGAGCGGAAGGGACAATGGAAGGTCACCGTTTACGGCATGAGAGGGGGAAAGTACACGGTCGTTTACTCCGAGGAAGAGTACTCCAAGCTCAGCCGAACGATGTACCATGGACTACGCAACGGGACCAAGACTTCTCAGTTCCATGCTGGACTCGAGAATGTTGCCCAGACACTGTGGCCCACGGGGAGCCTCGATCACGTCGCTATGCGGCACGTCGGGGTGTCAGTGTTACTGAGGTACGTCACCACTCATACTGGTAAGTCGTGGATACCGTGGCGCTGTTTCGGGTTGAACCGGAAGCTTCCGAAGCTCGACCGTTTGGAGAGCGGAGAGGCCATTTTGGCCCAGGAGGATAAAGGTGCGAAGAAGCCGTCGAAGGGAGAAGGCAAGAAACCGCGCAACGGCGGTGACTCCAAGTCGTCGTCATCCGGCGCAGGCGGGAAGCCGTCTGACGATTCGGGCGATGATAAACCCCCACCTAAGCTGGATACGCCATCCACACCGGAAGATGATGAGGTGGGAGCTGGGGTCGCCGAGGATGGTCGCACGATCATCCGCGGTGATGTGGTGGCCGTTGTCGGGCAGAACTTTGACAAGTCTGCTCCCATCAACCACATGCCGATTGTTGGACTGTTGGTTGGCCCTTGTCAGGCCAAGCCTAATGTTTACTCCAAGACGGCGGACAACCTCAAGGCAGCGATCGATGAACGCATTACGAAGAAGGCCAAGAAGCCGAATCTCGACAAGACCGAGAAGACGCGTTTGGGCAACGTGGTACGGACAGCAATGTCGGGCCACAAGACGCGTGGAGTGTTCTCCAAGGGCCGCATTCGCGAATGGGCGAATCAGCACTTCAACTTGGAGGAATGCAAGTCGGGCAAGTGGAGCCTGCCACGTTTTCGTGGTTCGTTGGAGAACTTGTATGCCAAAGAGCATCCAACGTTCGCCTTCAAGGCAGACATAAAACTTGAGTGTATGCCCGAAGGCAAAGCTCCGCGCATGCTAATCGCGGACGGCGACGAAGGCCAGCTGATGGCCTTGGCGGTGGTTAAATGCTTCGAAGAACTTGTATTTGAACATTTCGAGAATCGGAGCATAAAACACTTGCCAAAGCGAGAAGCGCTAGACCGTGTGGTGCGGGAACTGAAGAGGCCCGGAGCCAAGGCCGTTGAGGGGGACGGATCAGCGTGGGACACCACGTGTAACGTCCTCATCCGGTCCCTGGTCGAGAACCCCGTCCTTCGACACATCTTCGAGGTGTTGGCAGGCTATGGGGTCATCCCCGAGGCTTGGATGGAGGAACACTCGCGAGCGTGCGAGCAGAAGAAGCTCCGTCTTTTCTTCACGAACAAGTTTGAAACGTTGAGCGTCAGCATTGACGCCATCAGACGGTCCGGACACCGTGGGACTTCGTGTCTCAATTGGTGGATGAATTTCGTAATGTGGGTGTCGTCGGTCTTCAAGGAAGCGGAGCGCTTTTTGGACGTCAGCGTTCGACGAGGGGAGGATCTCGCGGGCATCATGCGTTGGTGGAGCGGTTGTTTCGAAGGAGACGACTCGCTTTGCACCATGAAGCCCCCGATGGAGGAAGGAGACAAACTCTCCGAGATCTTTCTCAAGTTTTGGTCGTCCGCTGGGTTCAACATGAAAATAGTGTTCTGCAAGGACCGGGCAACGTTCGTCGGATGGCACATTGGTTGTACGGAGGGGGAGATCAACGATTTCCGTAGCCCCGAGCTTCCCCGAGCTCTCGCCAACTCCGGCGTGAGCGTGTCGACCCAAGCCGTCAAGACTGCCAAGGAAGGTAGCATCAAGGCCGCCCGCACGTTGGCGGCCGCCTCCGCACTCGCGCGCGCGAGTGACTTTAGCGGCATTTTGCCGAGTGTATCCGCCAAATATTTGGACTACGCCGAGAGTCTCTCAACGTCCGACTTTGAGGACAGGGAGATGAGTTTCCGAGCTTTTGGAGAGGATGGTCATAGCGCGCAGGAGGTCAGAGCTGGAGTACGGGAGAGGAACTTGGTCGTCACACCACAGGAGGAGTTAGCGACTCTAAAGGCGTTGGGCTATTCAGCCACGCACGATGAGATCGCGACATTCCGTGAGTACGTATGGAGCATGGACCCATCGGTGTTGACCGACTACGATTCCTTCAGGGAGTCACTCCCGCCCACGTGGCGGGTGTCCTGACTCGTGCGGAATTTGCATGCAATTCGCTCACGCATTAATTAATAGGGGTACTCCGAGGAAGACAACGCCTCGGGGTGAGAAACACACGACTCTCAAGCATCCGGTTCACCTGCCGCCGCCCGTGAGTCGCGCTCGTCGAAGGGCCCGAGCGTTGGCTGCTTGCCATTTTGGTTTAGTGTCAGCCGGTGTGTGCCTTATTCTTTTGCCAGCCCAGCCCGTGGGATGGTGGAAGCCGGTTGGTGGGGACGGGACCCGCCTGTGGTGATGGCCAGTCGGGTGGGGGGTATGGGCACCCCTAGAGCTTTGCCAGCTCGCATCCCGACACTACGAGTCGGCCCGGCCCGGGGCTCTCTGTGGAGTAGTCAACAGTGGTCGCACGCTGGTAACGGCGTGCGGTTGCAAGCCGACCTTGTGAATGCTACGGACCCGAGACGCGGCGGATCCGCGTTGATGACCGTTTTGCACGCGCGCTTCACGCGCACATGTGAGGAGGTGAAGAGGCTAGAGCCAGCCGCGAGTAGCTTGCCCTCCCATGCCCGCGTGGATCACTGCACCTTTGTGACCGCGTGTTGGACGTCATCGCCTTTGTATATAACGGGTATGCATGCACCCTTGAGGGAATCAAGGGATCCCCTTGAGCTTAATTCGCCACAACTATGGCCAGACTTGGCCGCAACCGCCGCCGGCGGGCTAGGCCCGCCAACCGCAGCAATGCCACTCGGGTGCTGGCCACCGGGGTTGGAGCCTCAGTGCCTCGTGCTTTCGGTAGCACAGCTGGGTACTCTATGGCTTGCTGGGATGCGAAGCATCCGATGCACCTTGCGCTGCCCAGGGCAGTGGGTCCGTACGCGACGATCCGTCTCACGAGACGGGTCTCCATCGACACCCATGCCAACATCATCGGCGCCTTTCAGGAGGGCGCCGGCAACACCGTCCGTGGGGACTGGTCAAACGTCGTCATGATCTCTGACGTCAGTTCGAGCCAGACCATCAATGCCACCAACAACGTGAACTACACAACCGTGAACATGGGTGGTGTGGGTTCAGGCGCGACCTTGGTCCCCTCGGCCATTTCGGTGCAGATGATGTGTCCGACAGCGCTCCAGACTGCATCTGGAATCGTCTACGCAGGAGTCATGTCCACGCAGGCAGCGATTGCTGGACGTTCTGAGTCATGGGCCACGTACATGAATCGGTACGTCCAGTATCAGAACCCGCGGCTCCTTGCCGCGTCCAAGCTTGCCCTGCGCGGTGTACAGATCAACTCCTACCCCCTGAGCATGTCTCAGGTCAGCAGGTTCGCCCCCGTGGTCGAAGAGTCGGACGGCGTCACGACGTACAACGGTCAATCGCCAGAATCGGCCGGATGGGCTCCCATTGTCATTTACAACCCGAGTGGTGTCACCCTCGAGTTGCTCATAACAGTGGAGTACCGGGTGAGGTTTGACCTTGGCAACCCTGCCAGTGCGTCGCACGTCCATCACCCGCTCGCGCCCGATCAGGTGTGGGACCAGCTCGTCCGGAAGGCCTCCTCTCTGGGCAACGGGGTGGCAGACATTGCCGACGTCGTCGCGAACACCGGCATGGCCGTCGGTCGTGCTGTCGCTGTCGGTAGGCGGTTTGCAGCCGCGGCGCGGGGTCTTCCTGCGCTGATCGGCTAGAGTTAGGCTCATGCAGGTAAATTGCGTTGAGCGGAGCGCCTCCGTGGGCGTTGGTAGTCTGCGCGTCTAGAAATAGGGACGGGTTCCCGCGCATAAAGAAA